CCTAGGCCCCCGTAGGACAAATTCTCTTTCGAGATATTCCGATATGCATTGCTACCAATGCAGCTACGAGTAGTCGTTAGTGACCTACACTCAACCCAGACCTATGAGGTTAGGCGCTATATAGCGCGGCCTCACGGTTGTGGACCCTCCCAAGCCATAAGTGGACTTGGGGGGTGGGTTGATCACATTGGGCAAAAAGCCCCCTGAGGAGGAGAAATAAAATAGTTTCTTCCTCTCCAGGTCAGCCTTGGTTTTGGCGTAACCCTTAACAGGTAAGGGTTTAACTTTAGCCATGGCTTGGTGGAACTTCCTGGCCGCAATGCGGACAGAAGGTGTTTTATTTAAAAGTTCATAGGGAACTCTATAATAAAACTCAGTCGCTCGGACTGATCCTACGGCCTGCAGGTAAGCATCCTCCAGAGAGATGCGAACTCTGCAGTCGTCCGACAAGATGTTTTCACTAAGGAAACTAAAAGAGGAGTTGGATCTTTCCAACTCCCTTTTATTATCCCTAATGACTTCATCAAGCCACTGGCGGGAAGACCGGTCCAGAAATGATTTCTGGGACGGCACTCCTATCGAAAGGCCCAGTCCTGCTATTAAGTCTTGCGTTGTCGCACTACTCAAGTAGGATAACCATTTTGTATGGTTAATGGGAGCCACCTTGGGCAATAAGGGAAGGTTTATACCCCCATATGCTTCAGGTGCCCCTACTGGGATACCCAACCGAAAAGCCAACATCCACATATAATAATGTGGCGAACACCTCCAAATGGAAGGTGTTAGTAAATGTTTGGCTACGTTGGGATCGCCGTAAACAGAGGCAGGTTGACCTGCCCAGTTCACGGTGCCTTTCGACCCGCCAGGTGGTGCAACGATCGTGCTGGTAAACAGCAAAGGTTGGGGCCAACCGCCCAAGGTGGGGACTTCAGCAATGAGCCCCCTCGTTGGGTCCCTAAAACATTTAGGGAGAGATAGGTTACCTCCGGTTTCCTCAAACCTTTGCTTGTAAATACGAGCACGGTCGATGGTCCAGCGGGGATGTAAGGCATCGTCTCCAATGCCTTTCAAAACCGCTTCTCCCTTCCTCATCCCCCTATGAACACGAGATTCATGTATCATATAAGGGTACTCTTTAAGAGCAGCTTCTGTGCAATATAAAGTTTGCAGCATTAGCGGAGGGAAGGAAGTAGGGTCCCCCATGGGTTGACCGGTTGTGGTGACAACACCATAACAGTCATCATTTAATTGTTCAATCCATTCATCGAATAATTGAATAATTAAATCGGAATGCCCCGAATATTCGAGGAGTAATCCGCCTTGGGAGACCCTAACTTGCTCCACCTCACCGATAATATAATTATCGTCAAGGAATGGAGCACGAGGATACTGTTGGATAAGGTGGTGAGGTTCGTATAAATCCTTTATACCAGCCTCAACCACCAATCTCCGTTTACCAAACAGCTTTGAGAAATACGGCAAATATTGACGTAGTTCCGGGTACCGTTTGGCCAGTTCCTCGTAGGGAACCTTAGCGATCCATTCTGCATGAAAATCAGTGGCAGAAGTGGCATCCTGAGACTCCCATGGCCCCTTTTCGCCACCAAGGTTTATACCATTGGTGCCGCCTAGGGCCTCAGCAAACCTAGGGTCTTGGATCATTACATGATCCATGGCCCTCCGTAGTTGTTGCTGCATCAAATTTGCTGCAGTGAGGCTACAGGTAGGGTAGCGCGTTTTTAGGCCTTTTTCGGCCGCTTGTAATGCGATCACGGGAATTATTTCCACGCGGTCCATTACATAAAAACACGCCTTCCTAAGGTAGTATTGCATGGCGTAGGAAAGCTCTGGCAAAGTATTTGCCAGATGATCCCACCGACCATCAAATACAGGCTGAAAAAAGAGAGGATCAGATTTCGATGTCTTCTTCAAAGAAGAGACACGTTTATCCGGGTCCCATGAATATTGGGAGGCAAGTCCTGAGTACATTTCCCAGTACGTGCCATCTTGAACCCTTTGTTCATGATTACGAGATATAAAGGATATCTCCCTTAATTCTGGAGGGAGGTCCAATATACCACGTTTTTCTCTTTTGGAAAGAGCATAACCTAGTAGCACAAGGTGATTGACGGCCATTACATGGCCGCCATTACTCCTTTTGTACCCCAATGCCGCATGGGCAGAGGGCATAGTAAAGAATTCTGGGTCCCTTTTAGGGGCCCACCTTTCTATGTAGGTTTTGCAAAAGTTCCTCCAATCGGGGGGCTCGGGTTTGGGGACTGACGTGAGACGGTCCACCAACCCTTGTAAGCCCTCCGGATCATGGGGAGGAGGGGGTAATGCTCTAGCCGAATAACTGGCAATTAAAGCATCCCTCTTCTCCTTAAAGATCAGGAGTCGTCCGATAGGCTTTTTACCACCAAAATACCAAGCACGATTTTCTTGGCATAACCGTTTTACTGCCTTTGCAGCTTCAACGGGGTGGTTTACTAACCTATTACGAAATCTTTCAAGGCCGTTAAGGACTTCCGAATTAATCGGGTCCATGACTACTTTGAAAGTCTTACGGTGCCTAGCGTACACCAATTGGTGTGCAACTAGAACCGCATCCCATGTCGCCCTCATGAAGGAAAGAATAAGTAGATTCCGCTGAAATCGGCGGGCTCCCTTATGTTTCCCACTACTAAGCTGTGAAATTTTTGTCACAGTCTTAATGATGTCCTCTGCATATAATGCATAGAATTCATGATGAGACATGTTGGGGAGGATCGCAGGTGGATTAATATAAACCACATGCTTTCCAAAACCAATAATGGTCCTTCCATCCCACTTGAAATTCCTAAACAAAGCAAGGAACTCTATGGGGTAGTTGAACAAGGGCTTAAGCCTCTTATGAGGTGTTAAACCAACGTGAGACTGGTAGTAGCTTTCTATTTTAGGTAGATTACTTACCAGCTCCATTATCGATTTACCTTCCACCTCTGATTTTAGCACAGAGGAGGAAGCTTCAACGGCCTCAGCATAGTTATTACTATGCTTCGACCGTCGATGTCTCTTACGAGACGAAGGACCCTGTTGAGGGCCCAGGTCAGATTCATCTGACCATGATCTCTGCTCATGGAGTAGAGTAG